TGTCAATTGTTATCTCTTGGACCAACTAAATTAACTTTTTTTTCACCACGATCGATCATCATTTTGCGCATCTGATCATATGTGCCCCGCTCTTGGGGCAACTTAGAAGCGGCGTCGTAAGTAGCAGAATATTCTCTTATAAATCTGGGTCTAGTTTGCACATCTACGGTGGGCAAAATAATTTCATCAGGCTCAAGGCTTGGACCGCCGTTATGGCCTATATTTCCAAAATTAGTTCCAACAACTGGCATCTCACCAGGCTGGTTCATGCGCTGGATGAAAGCCTCATAAACATCAGCGCCGACCTGGCCCAAACTATCACCGGTGCCGGTCAAGGTTTCCTGGATCGCCTTGCCCGCTGCAAGCGCCGTCTGAGGACCGTATTTCGCTACAATGCCAGCTGGCATCAAAACACCCGCAACCTCAGTCATAGCGCCCACATAATCGCCCTGGGCGAAATCCTGGCCGGCTCTGTACTGACCGGCAACAGGGTTTATCATATCGCCAACCTCAACCATGTTCATGGCCGCTTGGCGCCCTCTTGGGCTCAGAAACTGGCTGGCAGTATCACCGATATTTTCCAGAATGCCGTAGAGCGCCTGGGTGCGCTGTGGGCCGCGATTAACAAAACCGGTCAGCTGATCGTAAATGCTCATACTCGCATCCCACCGCTAGCATCCATTCCAGAGAAATACGATGGCGCCGCTGGCTGCGATCGACCATAGAGCGCGTCATACATCTGCATTTGCGTCCTGGCGTTTAAAAACTTTACGCCTGGGCTTTCAGTAAATTCAGAAAAAGTTGGAACGCCACCCGCAATTGGTCCAGATGTATCAGCCATCCCAGGAAACCTGTCCGGCTGGTTTACCGCTGCAAGCGGATCATTCGTATCACCAAGATTTGTCGCTGTTGCAAATGGCGGCTCCTGTTGAGCCTGGGGCGCAAAGATTTGCGGATCTGGCGCAGCATTTTGCGCAAGGTTTTCAGACCCAAATGGTTTGATCCCCAAGATGTTCGCCAGGATCGAATAAGGACCGCCCTCGAAATAATCGCCAGCATAACCAAAACCACCGCCGTCAAACGCATCAGTCATAAGGGGCACCGGCTGGCTGTGCTTGATCCGCGTGCCACTGCCTGGTGCGTCATCACCGCTCACAAACGAATTGCCAAAAATACTAGGACCACCCAGGCTATTGCCGATCGCACTAATGATCCCGCCGCCCTCAAATGTTGGGCCAGAAGCACCAGGGCCACCGCCATCAAACATATCTGAGAACGATGTGTAGCTTTTCTCTTTATCTTTTTTCGCCATCTAGCACTTCCATCTTTTACGCGCAGCCTTACCACGCTCGCCCGTCCAGGATCTCGACCTGGCGCAAAATGATTTCTTCCTGGCCTTCTCAGACTTGGTTTTTGGATTAGGCGCCGGTGCCTTTAGATTTGACCCCGTAGCCTTGTTATATTTCGCGCGCCCCTTGGCCGTCAGGCCACCACCGCGCTTTACCGAAAGCTTTTCACCGCGCCCGACCGACAGGCTTGGGCCTTTCTTACGCTTGCTCATCTAAGAAACTCACACACCGATAATCTACGATCCGATAGCCTGGGTTTTTTCTCGAAACCGCTTGCAAGCCAAATTGCTGTACCGCTTGCTCGCACTGATCCCTGGACGCAAAAGCCGGACTGCCAACCGTCATGCACTCAGTTTGCGAACACAGCAAAAAGAGCGCACCGAAAATCATTTCTTCTTGGCTTTTTTCTTGGGCTTCTTCGTCGTCTTAGCTGCCGCCTTAAAAGCCTTGGCAGTCGGCGCGCCAGGAGATCCAGCCTTGCGCATCCGCTCGCCAGATCCGGCCTTTATGCGCTTGCGCTTTTTGTCAATGTTCTCCCAAAGAGACATTACTTAAACATGCCAGATTTTTTACCCTTGGGCTTCTTCTTTGGCTTTGGTTTCTTACCGTAATTCATGCGACACCTCGCAGATTTCGCCGTATAGGCTTATTCCATCTCGACGCCCCAGATGACCCGTGCAGCGCAATCGCCGCATCCCCACTAAGGCTTAAACAAAGCGCGTCAGCCATGTCGGGTGACTTCAACCCGCGTGACTTCATATCGCTCTTACTTTCGATTTTTATCTTACCAGATGAGGTAAAACTATACTTAGGGGCAGAAAGTTCGCTTAATAGATTTTCATCGCGCGGCAGACGGCAATCACGCGCCTCTAAATACGCCTTCAGACGAAACCATAATTCTGCCCTCAAATTGAGGTACTGAGTGCCCATAGAGGGGCTTTCGGACACATTGATCCCCTGGACCGGTAAACCCAACTCAGTGAGCCTATCAGCCACTCCAGCGCCTAATCCCGAACTATCCACAAATATCTGCCCTGGCTGCTCAGATGGCGGCAAAGCCTCATACTCAGCCATCACAGATCCAGACAGCTGCATCAAATCCAATTTGCGCCAAACGCGCATGTCAGTCACGACACGGCCGACACGCTTGCACAGAACACTCGCATCATCGCCCATTCTCGCAACATCCAACGACCAAACCGCCGTAACACCATCAGCCGCCTCAATGTCACGATGCATCGCGCTCTCAACCAAATGCAGCGGTATCACCGTGTCATCGTCATGCACTGGAAATTCACCAGTGACGCGCGTGCGCCAGGCATTCGTGCCCTCGCCATATCGCTCGCGCATCTCCTCGACATATTCAGATGATACCCTGGGGCTATCCAGGCAGCTAACCGTCCTGGTCCACCAATTCTTTTTCAGACGATGATGCGTGTCATAGAAAAACCCAGAGCCGCGCGTAGGATTGCCCAAAAGGATCGTGTGAGCATGCTCGCCAGACATCGATCCCGCACTAGCAGCAAACACCTCTTCCGGTATCCCAGACGCCTCATCGGCGCACAAAAGTACATGATCTGAGTGTACGCCCTGCAAACTCTCTGGGCTTTCCTTCCGACTGGTCTTTGCCGCAATAAAAGCCTCACTAGGCGCCGCTATCAACTCGACACGATCCGACTTAACATTTAAAAGCTTTTGCAACGGCTCCGGCATCTCCCGAACCCATCTTTTTAGCTCCGCAAACAGCGCATCAAACAGCTGGCTGGATGTCGGCGCCGTTACGACAACCTTTACCGGAAACCTGGTCAGCAAAAACCACAACATCAACCACGATGTGCCAGTGGATTTGCCAACGCCATGACCAGAGGCAACGCTGCACCGGCGCTCGCCGCTGGCAATCGCATTCATCAATTCCTTCTGCCAGGGATCAGGCTCGCAATTCAAAACTTCCTGGACGAACAAGACAGGCCGATTGCGGTAGCGCCGCACAAAATCCTCAAATGCATTAATTTCCGGCATCAGTGAAACGTAGCCTCCCCAGCCTCATGCATCGCGCGCAAAATTTCGTCAAAATCCTCTTCAATCTCCTGAGACAAACAATCAGCCGCCAGGATCAGCATGTGATACATGCCCTGCTCACCAACATCACTCAGCGTGACCAAACGATCGTCCTTGCGGCAGACCAGGGCAAAGTCATCAGCCCAGCGCAAATAATCCATCACCTCAGTCGCCTTCATGGTCGATCACCTCGCTCTGCACTTTTCTGAGCGCATCCAGGTGCTGCGCGTGAATGTTCACCTGGACCTGTTGATTTGCCCTGGTCGTATTCCAGCGATCAGGATCCATTGCGGAAGCTATCCACTTCCTCACGGCTATCCGCTCGCGCGCCTTAGATATCGCGGCGCTCTCTTCCGGCACGTTGTCAGCGATCTCCAGGGCGGCGTCTGCTAGCTGTTCCGCGCCCTGGCGTTGAGCTTCACGCAGCTGGGTCCGATATTCCGATTTGTTGAGGATGCCGGAAAGCATGTTTCGTGATACCTGGAATTCTCTGGCAATCGAGGCAATGGTGCGACCGTTTGAAATTTCCTCAAAAATTTTTTCGACGCCGCCGGTGTCCGCGATAATAGCCATGAGGGTGCGATGTTTTTTCTTCCCTGCCATAAGTGATCCTTTTTTTTCAATTTACGCAAAAATTTTTTTCGGCGCATTGTTTGGCGAAATTTCTGTGCGTGATTACTTGCCCAGCTTTTCAGCCAAGCACCCCCCCTGGGGGGGGGTAAAATCGCGTTTTCGCCTGGAAATCGGCCGCTTTTGAAACCCTTTTGAAACCATGCCTTGTAACCCACTGATATCATTGGAACTATATAGCATACACAGTTATGTTTGGTGCTATATGCGGCCCGTCTCGCGTACACGCGCGCGATATTGCGCCACTGTGCAAATCCCTGGTCCTAGCTGTCGCTTATAGAAAGCCGCCTTTCAGCATATTTGTCAGCTTGATATTCAGTATCGAAAAACAGCCAATTGTCTGAGCAGGCGCGGGTTAGAGGGATTAGCTCACGGTAGCTGAAATCATCAATCGAAATGAGTAAGTAATTTCCCACAACATCGTGAATGATATATTTAAACAAAGGATAATGTTCCCCCTGCACATAGCTAAGTGCGATCGAGCCTTTTATCTGCATTATTGTTCCTTTCATGTAAACGGGATTGGATCGTCAGCTGGATCACGCTCTGGTAGATCCAGGCTAGTAACCTGGGCCGAAGGGAATGCAGCCTTTACTGCACCTGTCGCCTCACCCAGCTTGCTCTTGCGCCAGTGAGCGTAATACACGCCGACCTCATGCAATGTGATTAGCTCAAGGTCAGGCCGATCAGCTGATACCTTTGGCCATGCATCCTGGTCGAGCAAGATCGCTGCACGCACGCCGTCCACCTCAAACTCCCAATAGCTCGCGTCTGCCCCGACAGCACCGACAGCCGTTGCTGCCTCATCCATCTTGATCATGCCTCTGATACAATCATCAGCGCAGTGCCGTGCCTGGGCTGCATCACATGCATTGAGTGCATCGTTCAGCGCGCCCAATGCCTGGCCATACCTCTCCGCCATCTCAGGCTCCACCAGCTGCACCAGGCGATCGACGCCCCACTTCTGATTAAGATACTGCACCCAGCGATCGAAGCCAGCTATCGCCAGGTCAACCTCAATCTCTTCCTTAGTCGCGGCCGGTTCTAATAACCGATCGAACTTCTTTGTCCTGGCCTTTCCCTTGGCCTTATACGCCCCTCTAACCATGATCAGAAATCCGGCGTCTATATATAAATATAAACCGTTTCACGGTTTTTATATTTATTATATACCTGACGTACCTATATAATTTAGTATAAATTATAGAATTTATAGTATTAAGAATATTCATGCTTGCCACTGATCAGCTCCGATACTCTGCCAGCATTTACCTTCCACTTCTTGGCTAAGGTCATGCAGCTTTGCTTTTCGTTTGTGCGATAGTCATTAAGGATCTGATTGGCCAAGTGCCTGGTTATGCGCTGGCTCTCACACGGCGCTCTGCTCTTCACATATTCGCGGTAGCTATTTGCAATAGCCTGGTCGATCAGATCGATCACCTCTTGATTGGCGGTGCGCTTCTTTGCCTCGATCAGCAACTCACGCACCAGGAACATATTAGACACGATGCCGCCCTTCCTTCGTTGTTATCCAAATGTGATTTTCGTTGATAGCCATCAGACCGCCACCCAGAAGCGCATCGAGCGCCTTTTTGTAGGTGTCATGGCTGTTGGCTGAGTTTAATTTACCCCTGGCAAAGTCGCGCAGCTGGTCAGCCTCGATGCACCAGAAGGCGCCAATCTCTGGCCATCCTGTGCCACTAGGATTGGCTTTACCAACATTGTCGGCTCTTAGTTGTTTAAACGCGTTCCAAATCGTTATTTGGTTTTTGCCGCCTGGACGCTTCTTCTGCTTGGCTTCCTGGGCATCCTCATCGGACGCTGCTCTGACCACTGCCGTGGTCACCGCATCGCCGTCCTGGTCTTTCCCCAGATCCATGCTCTCCAGGACAAACGCAAATGGCTCAGCTGGCTCCTGGTCACGCTGCTTGGTGGCCGTTGCAAAGCTTACGCCGTCCATCTTTGTTAATTCAATTTCGGTCGAGACAGAGGCTCTGAGCAGGGAATGGCCCCTAGCTCCGCGTGACTGATCCTTGCCTGAGTGGTGGACCATGCTGACATGTGCGCCGGATTGCTCGACCACGGCGTCTGACACCTTCACCATGCGCCCCAGATCGGTTGAACTATTCTCATCGCCGCCAGCGAGAGCGCGGGAGAGCGTATCGATGACGATTAGGGCCAGCTTCCCATATTGATCCTGGACCTCTTGTATGATCGCGCCCAGCGTTTGTAGATCCTCATCGCTGTTGAGCATATCGAGCGGCGCACGCCTGACTGCCAACGGTACGTTATCGCGTCCGTATTTTTGCTGGATTGCGTAGAGCCTGTTGGCCATCCCTAGACCGCCTTCCAGGGCCAGGTAGAGGACCGGTCCTTGGACCGTCTTGTAGCCGTGCCAATCAATGCCACCGGCCACGCAATAGGCCATGTCCATCACGAAAAAGCTTTTTCCGATATTGCTCTCGCCATAGATCACGCTGGTCGTGCCTCGATCGAGCCATCTTTTGACCAGGTAATTAGATGTAAGGATTGGCCTGGCATCGCCAGGGTAAAGCAGCTGCGAGCTTACTTGTGCCTTTAATGGTGCGGTTGCCGGTGCTTTTAATAGCTCGCTTGGCGCCCTGGGCACGATCGGCATGTAACCTTTACTGACAGCGCCATCATACGCCATCTGCACCTCACGGCGCGTCTGATCCACTGACCAGCCTGACAGCGTCAATCCATCGGTAACATCATGCACCTGGCTCGCTGACCAGCCTTGGCTGACGTAGTAGCCCACTAGGGTGACGATATTATTGTGCCAGTTGTTGCCGCCCTGGATCTGCGCGATCAGATCACTTGGGTTTACCGTACCGCGCGCCAAATCTATGTGGATGCCAGTTTTTTGATGGTCAAAAAGGTTAACAACTTCTGGAAGTTTTTGACTTTTTTTCGGCACCCAATTCGGGATTGGCGCTGGCGCATCATCGGTCTGCCATACATATGGTTTGCCACCTATCCGGCTGGGTGCGATTAGGATATATCCTTTGTGCTTGATATCTACCTGGTCGCACATTTCGCCAGGAAATTGATCGGCCTTTTCAGCCTCAAAAATATAGTGCGTGCCGCCGCTTGCCGACTTTTGCGTCAGCGTTGGTGGCATGTCTTTACCGATCATAAATTCTTGGAATTTGCAGTCAGGCTTGTAATCATCAACGTCAATGCAGACCAGGCCGCTATCAACCAGGTTGAGCCCCAGGTTAGCATTTGGGTGCGCCTCAAAGTACGCGATCAATGCATCGACATCGGTGCTGGCATCTGTGAATTTTAGCCTTGCGCCATTTTTGCGCTTAGCTGGTTTTTTGCCGTCAGGCTCAACCGGAAATATTTTCCAGCCCCGTTTTGTGTAATCTAAAATGGCCTCTTTCATGCCCATCGCTTCTGCTCGTTTTTATTTTTTAAAAGGACCGGTGGGAGTGTCACTGGAGAAAGATGAGGCCCACCGGCCAAGTAGCCGCGCCGATAAAACCCTACAAAAATCGGCGCGGCGCATTTGCGCACACAAGGAGGAAAGCGCGCAAATTAGAAGTACGTTGTGCCTGTTGCCGGCGCAGCTGGCGCTGGTGGGGTTGATGCTGGCATTGATGGCAGCGCCTGGGCTGGCGTTGCCTGTGGCAGCATTCCTGGCGCGGGTGGGGCTGGCATGGCGCTGACGGATGCAGGGGTGCCCATGTCAATTGCATTGCGCGCTGAGAGGCTCTCAGGACGCGGCATCCAGCTTTGAACCTTCAGCTTGGGATAGACCCAGGTAAATTTCTCATACCGGCCTTCCGCTGGCCCCTCATACATGACTAGAGGCACATGGCCGACCTCTGGGCATTGAGATAATTGAGGCCCCAGGTAACCTAGCAGATCCCAGGCAGCGGCGCCTGATGCCATCCACATTGCGACCTTACCGGCGCCCACTGCTAATGGCATAGCAAAACCTTTTTTCCAGCTGTCGCCTGGCTTTGGCTGCATTTGCGAAACTGATGGATTGAATTGCCACTTGTTTGTCTCGCTGTCTTGCCATCCCGTGCGTAGCTCAGTGGTGTCCAGGACAAGCCCCTGGGAGACATCTACGACCTCTTTTGGCTGGCCGGACATGTTGGTGTAAAACACCTGGCTGTGATTAAAATTGACGCCTGGTTTCTGAGCCCAACCAAAGTAAAGGTCGGTGCCGGAGCCAGAGTTGTTTCCCATATCTATAATCATTTATTTGATCCTTTCTTACTCGAATGTTTCGGGGGAAGCTTGGTAAACGGTTAGTGTTTCCACATATTCTTCAAACATTTTGTCTTCCTCTGTTTTTAAGTTCCGAATAATTCGGATCGGGTTTGTTCCGCACCATTCCAGTAGAAACTGTCAGGGTTATGCGGAACGATTGAGAGCGCATGCTCAACGCTTTCGCATGTCAGCAGAAAGTCATTGAGGCGCTGGATCTGGATTTTGGCGGTCTTTAAAATCGTGGTGGGATCGCCATCTTCCAAGAACGAATATTTCTTTGGCGTAACGTACAAAAACTTTACGACTTGGTTGCCGCGTGCGAGCGCGTATATCGCGCGTTGCAGCTGATGCTCCGCGCTCATCACGCTGGGCATGCGGCCGGTGGTTTTTAGATCGATGACCAGGCCATGCTGAGCATAGACAAGATCGAGATATCCTATGACCTCGATTGCAGAACCATCGTTCAAGCGTGTCGCAATTGAGATTTTATCCTGGCCGAAAGATCCGGCTCTCGCTTGATCAAAATCTGGCTTGCCATATTCTTGTAAAGCCTCGACGCTAAGCCGCACTGATGGATCTATCGTCGCGCGCTCTTTCGTCGATTTGATGTCGCCGATTGGATATTGCTTATCAAAGCGGGCGTGACCCACCTCAATGGCTTGCTCAACCGTAACGTTAGTTGCCAAGGCGGCAACTACGGCATCCTCAATTGCGATCCCCCTGGTCATTGATGGACTTCCTGGGAACCTCTTTTTGGCAAGCTTCTGTGCCATCCAGACATCTGGAGCGTTCTTTGCCAGGTTAATGGAAGAGGCGCTTAAATGGCCAATGCCAAACTTTTCAAAGCCGTTCATTTTTTGTCTTTGCTTGTTCTAATAAGATGTCGGCCAGCTGTTGAACCTCGCATGCGCGCATCAACAATTCGTCGTGCAGAAGGTTGTTTTGCACCTCTTGATCGACTTTTTTCTGGATTAATTCGCCTACGCGCTTGATGCGCTTTACGACTTCGCCGCTCATGTCAGTAGGCTCAAAGAGATAAAGAGAGTGCCGAAAAGCGACACCGCGCCTAGCGCATCTTTAATAAATGTTTTTTTATCCATTTTTTCTGCTCTTTTATTTTTTGACAACTTAAGCATTAGCTTAGTTGACTTAATATGGTCAACGTGTTTTTTTACCATCAGGGTAAATAATCAAAAAACGTCACAGAAAATTGTCGTAAGTTAATATTTATAAAGAGCAGAAAATGACGCTGAAAGAATATCTGGATCTATCAAAAAGCCGGCAACGCGATTTTGTGAAGCTTACCGGTTTTGCGCCTGGCACGGTAAGCCGCTGGATCTCTGGCGATCGAGTGCCAAGCCGATCCGCGATTGTTCTCATCCAGGACGTTACGAAGGGCGCCGTGACTTTTTCCGATTGGATGAAGCACGATGACTGACCTCGAAACCATCGAGCGGCTTCAGGCTGAACTCTCAATAAAGAATGATCAGCTGGCTGAGATGTTCGGGCGCACAAACGATATGCGCAAAAAGATCAAACGACAGCGCCTAGAAAATGGGCGTTTAAACCAAAGCTTGTCTGAGGTCATGGCACACAACCTAGAGTTAGAGGAAAAAATTAAATGGATGACGGGTGGATAGAAGAGGCTGACGGGTGCCCTCGCTGCGACGATGGCGAATTTTGCTCCGAATGCCAGGACGAAGATTACGCCGGAGATTGGCGAGAATACGGGGGATATGGTGACGATGAATGATGTCTTTTTTGTAGCAATGCTGACTTTTGCTAGCTTTGATGATTGCGTTTCGCACGCGCATCAAAACAAGGCATATGAGCGCCTTCCAGAGCAGTGTGTGCGGGTGGCTATACCTATGCCATCCCTGGCGCCCCTCTACACCATACGCCCCTTAAAGCGGCCGGAGCCGGCCAATGGTTGATGGGAATAAAAAAGGCAAAACTTTCGAGCGAAAGATATGCCAGGATTTCACTCTGCTCTTTGGCATGTCGATGACATTTAAGCGCGATATAGAGCAATATCGGCAGGGCGATTTGGGAGATGTTATTTGTTCAGATCCAGAGTTTCCTTTCATCGTTGAGTGCAAGCGATACGCCAAAGGCAATGGCCCACAGCCGGCATGGATCAGACAGGCTCAGAAGGCCGCTGATGAGGCAAAGAAGCATTGGGCGGTCGTTTATCAATATGATCGTAAACCGGTGCGTGTGGCTGTCTCTTTGGCCGCTCTGGCTGATGCAATGGGCAACGAAGATTTTCACAAAGAAACTGTCTGGGAAAGTGACCTGGAAGGTTTCGCAGAAATTGTGCGCGAGATCATGGCGCGCGTGAATGAAAAGAGACAGCTGGAGAGTATTTATGACCGAACAATCGGGGTTTGATCGATTTGAGAAAAAGGCTGCGCGCTGCGCGCCGGCTCTGGAAGCCTTAGATATTATTTGCGGTGACCGCGAGAAAGATTACG